GCCAACCTGAAGTCATCCCGTCGTCTGGTTGTTCTCGATAACGGCGATGAGTTCGAGTTTTGGGCAACGCCCCTGACGATGGCGCAGCGGGAGAAAGCCAACAAAGAGGCGAAATCGGACGACATCAATCAGTTTGCTTTGCAGCTGCTTTTGACCAAGGCGACTGACGAATCAGGAAGCAGGTTGTTCAGCCCTGGCGACCTCGCCGTTCTTAAGAACGAGACACGAGACTCGGATCTTCAGAAGTTGATGCTCGCTGTTATCCAAGATCCCGAAGACGAGGAGGGAGACATCGACCCCAAAAGCACTCGAAGCAGAGCTGGAGAAGGATAATTGGCTGATGCTGAGCTTTGGCGTTGCCAAAGAGCTGGGCATGACTGTGCAGCAGCTCCACGCCAACGTCACTGCTGAAGAGCTGATTGGCTGGTCGGCATATTTCTCTGTCATCAACCGGCGTCAGGATCAAGCAATGAAGAAAGCCCAGAGGCGGCGATAGAATTCATCTAGTTAGGTCGAACCCTTGGCGCAGTACAACGCGGATGTAAGGGTTGGCATCACCGGCAAGACCCAGCTGAATGCGCTGGAAAAGCAGCTGGGTCGGATTAACAAAGATCTGGTCAAGATCAACAAGGGTCTGAAGGCCCAGACCCTGACGATCAACACCAAGAGCGCCACCCGCGCCCTGGATCAGCTTGACCGAAAGATCAACAAGCTAAATCGGTCAATTAACGTCAACGCCAATACCAGCGAACGACGGAGTGATGGTGGTGGGGGCGGCGCTTCTCCTTTCTCTTTTGCTGTAACGCAGCAAGTTAATTCGCAACAGAAATCGCTTGCAAAACTGGCAGATACGACTGTCGAAGTCAGGGACGCAAACAACAAGCTGCAGCAGGTCAATCGTCGTGCCGATCAGTTCTATGGACAGCTAAACGACAAGATCGCAGAGCGTAATGACTTGCTTAAACAGCAGGCTAAGGACATTAAAGATGTCACGGACGTTGAGACAAGCAGGAACGCAAAGGCCAAAACAGCAAATCAGAATCGTATTTTCGGCGGCCAGCTGAGTAAGGCTGGGAAGCCCTTGTCACCGGCTCAAGCGCAAGGCTTTGCAGAGCAGAGAATTCAGGGAGCAGGTAGGAGGATTGGGCGGCTAGGTACGGAGATCGATGCGACTCGAAAGAAGTACGAAAATCTAACCAGAGTCCAGCGCAGTTTTTGGGCTCAGGAAAATAAGCGCGTCAGGGAAGCAACGGCAGGATGGGAGCGATACAACGACCGAATACAGACCGCTGCAGAAACTCAAGCAAAGCAACAAAGATTTAGCAAAGGGTTTGGTGCCGGTGCGGGCATTGCAGGTGCATCGGCTCTTAGCAGTGTTCCTGTACTTGGTGATGCAGTTACCGGAGGATTGGCCGCAGGACTCAGCGGCGGTTCTGTCGCGGCGGGTGCGTTAGGCGGCGCTTTGGTTGGATTAGGTGTTGCAGCTGTCGGAGTCACGGCAGATATAACCAAGTTCAATAACGAGCTAGCTCTACAGCAAAGAGCCTTAGCCAACACTGTTGCCACCAGCGACGAGCTAGAGGCGGCTTTTGCAGCAATCGAACGTGTTAGTCAAGACTTCTTAGTTCCGATCGGGGACGCGACTCAGCAGTTCACCAAGCTGAACGCCGCTGCGCGAGCAAGTGGTTTCACCGTTAAGGAAGTTGAGGAGGTTTACAGAGGTCTTGCGGCTGCGAACACAGCCCTAGGCGGCAATCAAGAAAGGCTGCAAGGCATATTGCTGGCTACTCAACAAGTCTTCAGTAAGGGCAAGGTGCAGGCCGAAGAACTTCGAGGCCAAATTGGTGAACGCTTAGCGGGTGCATTTGCCAAGTTTGCTGAGTCAGCGGGGCTGAGCACCAGCGAACTGGACAAGGCATTAGAGAAGGGTGAAGTCAGCCTTGAGGACTTTGTCCGGTTCTCCAAGTCGCTGCTGGAAGAGTACGAGGAGGATGCCAAAACGATTGCCGATGCACCTGAAAACGCTGCTGCGCGTCTGAAGGTTGCAATGGACAATCTGCGTAGAGCGATGGGTCCGATTCTCCAGGACATCGGAAACGCATTTCTTGAGATGGCAAACCAAATTGTTTTCCAGCTAACGAGAGCATTTAACGCTATTAACGAGGCAAGATCTTCTGCAGCTCGCCAACAGGCTTCTGCGGACCGAGATAATTTGCAGCAAGCAAGGTCAGAACTGCAAACTGCTCAAGAGAATTATCAGAGCAACCCCAACTTTCTTACTAAGTTTGAATTCGACCGCCGGGATAGAGCAGTCAAGCTTGCTCTAGAAAATGTAAGAGGATCGGCAGCAACCCTTCAAAAGCTCACCACCTCGAATCTGGAAGCAAGTGGCAATGAACTAAAAGCAAAAGCAACCCCCCTTGTTGAAAGTAAGAGTGACAGTGGCGGTAAAGCTAAAAAGGCTTCTGACGCTGCAGCAAGGGAAGCTGAGCGAGAAGCGGAACGTGTTGCTGAGACGTTGCGTGATCGGACACAGCTTATTGAACGCCTGGAGAAGCAACTGGAGATTCAGCGAGCTACCTCGGCCTTAGGCGCACTTGAGAAAGAGTTGGAGCTACGGATCCTCGAAATAAAGCAGGAGTACAACAACCTGCTTTCTGACGAGACAAATGAGTTGATTCGTCAGAAAACAGAACGTGCCCAAATCTTGGAGTTAGAGCTAGCCCGAAAAGAAGCAATTAAGGGGATGCTTCCCGCCGCACAGGATGACTTCACCAAATTCTTCCAAGAGCAACCTGAATATCAGGCGATGTTCAACGACGAATTGAGTGAGTCAGAAAAGCTGCTGAAAAGCTCTTATGAGATTGTCACGAACGGGTTGACCAACGGGATTAAGGGTCTGATTGATGGAACCAAAGAATGGAGTGATGTCCTTTCTGATGTACTCGGCCAGCTGGGACAAATGTTCCTGAATGCAGGGTTCAAAGGTCTTGGCACAGGTCTGTTTGGTTTTGCCGAGGGGGGTCGCCCACCCACCAACCGGCCGTCAGTTGTTGGTGAACGCGGTCCAGAACTGTTTATCCCTGACAGCCCCGGCACAGTTCTCAGTAACCAAGACTCCAAGTCAGCGCTGTCGAGCTACACCCGCATGTCCCCAGAGCAGCAAAAGGCTGCAGAAAAAGGTGAAGACCCGATGGCTAGCGGCGCCCCCATTGCAATGCAGCCCATTCGCATGGACACTCGCGTTATCAACGGTGTTGAATATGCAACTGTTGCACAGATGGAAGAGGTCGGTAATCGAGCTGCAGCGGAAGGCGCAAAACAAGGTGCCAAGATTGGAGAAGCACAGATGCTCAGGCGTCTCCGCATGAACCCCGCTACTCGCAGGCAGGTTGGGTTATGACTCAAGTAGCAATCTGCCACTGCATCAACCTGCTCAAACCAACAGGCCGAACTTACAAGTTCCAAAATTTCTTCATCGGCGGCTCCTGTGAGCTAAAGGGCAAACCATATACCTTCGCACCCTTCGGCTTTAGTGGGGTCACCTTCAACAGGTCTGGCGAGAACTCCGAAGCCACGCTGGTCTTCGCCAATAAAGAGATCATCAGAGACTTCGTCAACAACGCTGTCCTTCAAAAGTGGACAGTGGAAGTCTCAACCTGCATGGTGACAAGTATCCAAAAGAAAGAGTTAGTTGTTTTGTATTCCTACACAGGCTCTGTTTCTGGTGGGGTGTGGAAAGGAGAAAGCCTCGGTCTAAGCCTGACCTCAATCCTGGATGCCGTATCCTCCAACGTCCCCACCAGAAATCTAGAGGTCTCACAAGTTGGTCCTCTACCAATCAGCGGTGGCATTAACTTGTAATTCGTTGATTGGAATGCCCTATCGCTTAGGCGGTGACGGCAGCGACGGCACGATTGACTGCATTCATGCAGTCAAAGCAGGATTAGCCGATCTGGGTATCCCCATGCCTTCGATCCGGCCAACTTGGTATGACGCAAGTCCAAGAGTGCATTCAAAAGCCCTATTACAATGGGGTGAATTGGTTACAGACACTCAGGATGGGGACGTTGTCTGGGTTCGATCAAAACGCCCTACCTTTGGTTTTATCTGGCGGCAGGGGTGTGTATGCGTAATTCCTCCAATGGAGCAAGTGGGATGGGTAAATTTAAAATTGCTCCCCAGTTTCAGAACTTACCGCTACTGCCCTACGAGCAACAGCTGATTGGTGCGCTCGATTTAACAAAGGAGGAGTACCTAAACCACCGGAACGCTGTTCTTACAGCTAAGTACACGCGAGGCAAAGAGTACGACCTCATCCCAGATATTCGGTGCGACCCCGTCACAGTCGCTGTCGTTCAGATCGTCGTCGGCTTAGTTCTGACTGCAGCTGCCGCTTTACTCCAAAAACCACCTCAAACAGCAGACGAAGAGGAGCCACAGAAGAACTTAAAGCTGCAGGACAAGGTTGGCCGCCAGCGGTTTAACCAGACGCAAGGGATCGATGTCGGCCAAGAGGTCGCAAAACTAGGCAGTACTGTCCCCGTTATTTTTGGCAAGTACAACAAAGAGGAGGGCGTTGGCGGCATTTTTGCCCCAGGGCAATTGGTGTGGTCACGGATGCTCAGCATGGGCAACGAGCAAATTGCCAAATGTTTGTTTGTCTTGGGCGAAGCGATTGATCAAGAAAAGGAAAGCCTGCCCAATCTCAGCGGCATCTACTTAGGTCAAGCTGTTGCGTCTGGCTTTACCAAAGAGCAGATTGCTGTCTACTGGAGC